AACAAATAACACACCTGATGTGATTGATGCGAATGAATTTAAGGCGGATATCTTTATCAAGCCTGCTCGTTCGATTAACTTCATCGGTCTTACATTCGTTGCGACAAGAACAGGAGTTAGCTTCTCTGAAGTCGCTGGTCGAGTTTAATTAAGTCCATCTAAATAACAAAAGGAGTTAAAAAAAGAAAATGGCAACATTTAACCAAAGAAACATAACAGAGTTTCGATCCAGATTAACTGGTGGTGGTGCAAGGTCTAATTTATTTGAAGTTGAAATTGCTTTTCCAGATGAATTGGGAATTGATTCTAATCTGGTAACAGATAAAGTTCCTTTCCTAGTAAAGGCTGCTGAGATACCAGCCTCAAACTTAGGTAATATTCCTGTTCCATATCGAGGTCGTGTTCTTCCTGTTGCTGGAGATCGTACCTTTGATCCTTGGACAGTGACTGTTATTAATGACACCGATTTCTTAATCAGAGATGCGATGGAGAAATGGAGTAATTCAATCAACGATTTACAAACAGCTCAAGGAACAATCAACCCAGAAGTTTATCAAAAATCTGCTAAAGTTTTCCAATTAAGTAGAGAAGGAGCTAATCCTGGCGACCCAGAAAAAATCTTAAGAAGATACAATTTTGAAGGAATTTATCCTAATACTGTAAGTTCAATTCCTCTTGATTTTGGTGCAACAGATCAAATTGAAGAGTTCCAAGTTACATTCAACTACTTATTCTATGAAGTGGTTGGCCCAACAGGCGGTTTCTAGTTGATAAATAACACAATTTAGGATATAATATAAATACCAATATAGGTATAGAAGTTATACTATGGCACAACTTTTTGGTTTCTCGATTGATGATTCATATAAGAAACCGTCAGAAACGGTAGTCTCACCTGTCCCCAAAAATAATGAGGACGGTGCAGACTACTATTTGGCGTCAGGATTTTATGGTCAATATTTAGATGTAGAGGGCGTATTTAAAACAGAATATGATTTGATTCGCAGATATCGTGAGATGGCACTCCATCCCGAAGTTGATTCTGCGATAGAGGATATTATTATTGAAGCAATAGTTGCAGATCAAAATGACTCACCAATTCAAATTGATCTTGAAAATTTACAGGTAGGGCCAAATATTAAAGATATTATTCGTGGAGAGTTTCAATATATCAAAGAAATGCTTGACTTTGATAAGAAAGCACATGAGATATTTCGTAACTGGTATGTAGATGGAAGAATATATTACCATAAAGTTATAGATTTAGAAAGACCAGAAGAAGGAATTAAAGAACTTAGATATATTGATGCACTTAAAATTAAATATGTAAGAGAACAAAAGAAAAAAGGTGGTGAAAATGCGATACAATATGCGAATAATAATCGTCCAGGCTTAGAGGGTGCAAATCCAATAGATGCTGAGTTTCCAGGCTTAACTGAATATTTTATATACACTCCTAATTCATATCAGAAAAACCAATATGGTTCTGTTGCTGTTACAGGACAACAGAAAGATGCAATTAAATTTGCTAAAGATGCAATTGCATATTGCACATCAGGTTTAGTAGATCGTAATAAACATACAGTTCTTTCATATTTACAGAAAGCAATCAAGGCACTTAATCAATTAAGAATGATTGAAGATAGTCTTGTAATTTATAGATTATCAAGAGCACCAGAAAGAAGAATATTCTATATTGATGTTGGTAATCTACCAAAAGCAAAAGCGGAGCAATATCTTCGTGAAGTGATGAGTCGTTATCGTAATAAATTAACTTACGATGCATCAACTGGTGAGATTCGTGATGACAAGAAATATATGTCAATGATGGAAGATTTTTGGCTTCCAAGAAGAGAAGGTGGTCGTGGAACTGAAATATCTACATTGCCTGGCGGACAAAACTTAGGAGAATTGACAGATGTAGAGTATTTCCAGAAAAAACTTTTAAGATCTTTGAATGTTCCTGAGTCTCGTATGGCTGATAATGCGAGTTTTAGTTTAGGTCGTTCATCAGAAGTTTTAAGAGATGAACTTAAATTTAGTAAATTTGTTGGAAGAATGAGAAAAAGATTTAGTAATCTTTTCCATGACATACTTAAAACTCAATTAATTCTCAAAAACATAGTAACTCCAGCAGAGTGGGAACAAATGAGTGATCATATTCAATATGATTTCTTATATGATAATCATTTTGCTGAATTAAAAGATGCAGAATTAATGCAAGAAAGACTCGGACTTGTTGCAACTGCTGATCCTTATATTGGTAAATACTATTCTGTTGATTATATTCGTCGTAAGATATTACGTCAAACCGATCAAGAAATAGTAGATGAGAATATACTTATGGCTCAGGAGAAGGAATTAGGTATCATTCCACCGAATGAACAGGAGATGCAAATGGCTGATTCAATCATACAAGCGGCAGGAGCCAATGATAATCTTGGAAAACCTGTCAATGAACCAGAAGTTGATACGAGCAAAACTGAAGATCCCGACTCGCCAGGGACTCCAGATCTTAAAGGTGGCGAGATATAAATAAAACATAGGTATAGAATTTTTATCTCATGGACGAATTAATGAACTTGATAATTGCGGATGAATCTCCATCTGAAATCAGTGATTCAATAAAAACTGCTTTATTTGCAAAGTCTCAAGACAGAATTGATGCACTTAAAGCTCCTGTTGCTAATGCAATGATGGGTTATGAATTTGAATCTGAGGAAGATGCAGAGTCAGAAACAGTTGGTGAGCTTGATAATAATGAAGAATACGAAGAGGAAGAGTAAATGGCACATCAACCAGTAGGTGATTCACAAACAATTACTACGTCTGCAACGTCAGCGAGAGTTCAATTTACAGTTCAATCTGATACTGTTAGAGTTGTTCCTCTAAGTCAAAATGTTCATGTGGCGATAGGCACAACTGCAACTGCAACTACATCTGATTATTTTGTTCCAGCTGGAACCCCTGCAACCTTAAACTTAGGTAGAGCTAGTTCAATTGGAATTGCTGGAATAACAAAAGGAGCTGCAACAGTTATTAAACTACCAGAGGGAATGGGTAATCCTTTTCAAGTTGATGATGTAGTAACTGTCTCTGGTATTACTGGCGTAACAGGATTTAATACAACTGCAAAAGTTGTTTCAATTGAGGAACCAAGACTTCAAGGTGGTTCTGCAATTGGAGAATTCAGCACTAAATTAACCGTTGATCATGATAGTCGAGCCCTTAATTCCGATAATGCAGTAACAACCGCAGGGCAATTAAGAAGAACCTTAACAGTTGCAGCAAGAACTGATTCTGGAACAGGAAAAATGTATGTGCAACAAGTTCAAATATCAGGAGTACAATAATGAAACTTATTAGAGAAGAAATAGAACAGGTTGAAGTTATTGTTGAGAGTCGCAACGGTAAGAAGAATCTGTATATTGAAGGAGTTTTCCTTCAAAGTGAAATGAAAAATCGTAATGGTAGAATGTATCCAAAACAAACGTTGATGCGTGAAGTTAATAGATACAACGAAAACTTTGTTGAGAAGGGTAGAGCTCTTGGGGAGTTGGGTCATCCCGACGGCCCGACTGTCAATCTTGACAGAGTATCTCATAAAATTGTTTCTCTTAAAGAAAGTGGAAATAATTTTATAGGTAAAGCAAAGATTCTTAGCACACCGATGGGTAAGATCGCATCTAATTTATTAGGTGAAGGAGTCAAACTTGGTGTTTCATCAAGAGGTGTAGGATCTTTAAACAAAACCAATGAAGGATACAGTGTGGTAGGAGAAGATTTTACTCTTGCGACTGCCGCTGATATCGTTGCAGATCCTTCTGCTCCAGATGCATTTGTAGATGGAATTATGGAAGGAAAAGAGTGGGTTTGGGATGGAGGCATCATT